CGAGTGTTCTACGAGAACTACGTGGGATCGATTGTGGACTGGTACGCGGCGACGCTGATGCGGCGGGAACCGATGCTGCAGTTTGAGGGAAGCGACCCGGGAGCGAAGGACTTCTACAACCTGTTTGCGGACAATTGCGACCTGAAGGGGACGAACCTGCACGAGTTCTTCCGGCAGCGGTTCGTGCAGGTGATGGTATGCGGAAGCAGCTTCGTGGTGGTGGACTTTCCGAAGGCGGGCGGCGTAGCGCAGACGCGGGCGGAAGAGGACGCGAGCGGGAGATCGCGGGCGTACCTGACGGAATACGCGGCGGACGAAGTGATCAACTGGAACTACGACGAGACGGGCGGACTGGAATGGGTAGTCATTCGGACGTCGTGCCTGCAGCAATCGCAAGTAACGGATGCGAAGTGGGAGAGAGAGACGCGGTGGATTTACTACGACCGCGAGAACTATCAAATTTTCCGCAAGGCGGGGGAGGCACAGGCGATCGAGCGGATCGATGAAGGCCGGCACGGGTTAGCCGCGCAGCGCCGGGTGCCGGTATTCGAGATGAAAGTGTCGGAGGGGTTGTGGCTGATGAACAAGGCCGCGCTCCTGCAGTTGGAACACTTCAACAAGTCCAACGCGCTTTCCTGGGCGTTGACGATGGGGCTATTCGCGAGTCCGGTGATTTATTCGGACAAAGAATGGAAACAGGTGATGGGGGAGAGCTACTTCATCCAACTCGGCAAAGACGACCGATTCGGGTGGACAGAGCCGGAGGGCAAGGTTTATCAGATAGCAGCGGACAACCTGGTCCGGTTAAAGGACGAAATATACCGTGTTTGCTATCTGATGAACCAGGCGGAGCAGGCACGAGGCGGATTCATCGCGGCGTCGGGACTGAGCAAGCAGATAGACTCCGCCGTGACGCAGGAGGTATTGCGCGCGTACGGGGACATGGTGAAGGAGGCGATGAAGCATGTGCTGTGGGGGATCGCGGAGGCTCGGCAGGACGAGGTGACGATCGAGGTGTCGGGGATGGACGAATTCGACATTGGCGATTTCAGCAGCGACCTAGACGACGCCAAGAAGCTGCTGGATTTGGGGATCGGATCGGAGACGTTGAAGAAGCAGGTGTTCAAGAAGCTGGCGTTCAAGTACCTGTGCGACGCGCGACAGGAGATCAAGAACCGGGTAGCGGACGAGATCGACGCGGAGTAACCAGACTGGGGCGGAAGACCTGGTGGCGTGAGGGCGTAAATTTGACGCGGAGGCGCGGAGACGCGGAGGAAGACGCGGAGAACACGTAAGAGGTTGGGGAGAGGCTTCGATAGCGGGGGAGGAAAGTCAAAACCCGAGAGCGCAGAGGAAGCGGAGAAGAGGGCAGGCTGGTTGGGCAGCAAGCAAAGTATTGGGAGGTATATGGAAGGCATCGACATTCAGGCAATTGTGCGGCAGGCGGTACAGGAGTTCGTGAACAACGAACAGGCAAAGAGCGAGCCGGCGCACAAGGCAGAGTTGCAGGAGGAGCGGAAGCGCCGGGAGCAACTGGAGCGCCGGTTGAACGAACTGGTGGAAGAGAACAAGCGCAGCCGCAAGATGGCGGCGGAAGCCGAGCGGAGCGCGGCGGTGCGCGCCGAACTACAGCGATTGGGAGTAGGCAAGATCGATCTTGCGTTCAGAGCGGTGCAGGACGGGATCGTGCGGACCGAGGACGGGCGACTGGTAGCCCGCAACGAGGCCGGCGAAACGCCGTTGAAGGAATACCTGGCCGCTTTCGTGAACGAGAATCCGGAGTTTCTCCCGGCGCGGATTGCCGGGGGCACGGGGATGACGGCCACCCTGAAAGCTCCGGCGGCAGGCCGGGAGACGGTGAACCTGGAGCAGATTCGCCCGGGGATGAGCGCCGAGGAAATGCAGCGGGTACGAGAGGAAATCGTGCGCGTGGCGTCGCAGACCCTGAAGGGGCTGTGAAGAGGCCCATGGCAGGGCAGGAATGCCCGGGTTGTGGGTGTGTTGAAAGAACGAACCTTTTAAGGGAGAGAACGAATGGGAGCAATAACTTCAAGTAACGTCGCAAACGCGATTGTCAAGCTGGTAGCGGCCGACGCATTGCCGGTGCTGGTGGGGAACCTCGTGATGGGGAACCTGGTGAATCGCGATTACGAGCCGGTGCTAGCGCAATCCGGCGACACAGTGAACGTGCCGATACCGCCGACGATGGTGGCGAACAACATCGCGGAAGGCGGAACGGTGCAGACGCAGAATCCGAGTCTGGGGAACGCGCAGATCGTGCTGAACACGCACGCGGAAGCGACGTTCCAGATACCGGATGTGACCAAGGTGCTGGCGGTACCGGATCTGCTGAAGATCTACATGGAGCCGGCGGTGGCGGCGATCGCGCAGAAGATCGAAAGCGATCTACTGGGGCTGTACGCGGGGTTCACGGCGAACACTCCGGTGGGGACGCCGGGGACGCCGATCGTGGAAGGGACGATCGACGCGGCGGAGACCGCGCTGTTCCTGGCGAAGGTGCCGGCGAGCGAGCAGAAGTTCATCGTAGTGGACGCGGCGACATACTCGACGTGGCGGCAGATTGAGCGGTTCAGCGAATTCCAGTCAGCGGGCGATGCGGGCCTACGGGCGCTGATCGACGGCACGATTGGAAAATTCAAGGACTTCTTCGTGTTCCGCTCGCAGTTCGTGCAAAAGACGGGCAGCAGTCCGGTGACGACGCACAATATGGCGTTTACGAAGAGCGCTTTGGGCCTGGTGGTGCGGCGGTTGCCGCAGCCGCTGCCGGGGACGGGCGCCATCGCGGAGTATGCGGAGCTGGGCAATTTCGGGATGCGGGTGGTGATGAGCTACCAGCCGAACACGTTGGCGCAGCAGTTCACGGTGGACGTGCTGTACGGCTGCGGAGTGCTCCGGAACTCGTCGGGCGTCCAGGTGAACACGTAAGGAGTGAGACGGCATCCCGCGCCAAGGGGGGCGGGATGCCGGACGGAGCGACTTCCCAAACGGCGGGAAGGCACGAAGTGGAAGCGATTACCGGATGTGGAGGCGGGGAGGAAGAAAAGTCCGAGCTTCGCTCGGATCGGCAGGCTGAAGCCTGCCCCACCAAAGCATGCCCCCAGGGATGGGGTCATGGCAGCCTGGAAGGCTACTCCACACAGAGACGATTAGACCAAGAGAGAAGAGGAAGGCAAATGGACTTACAGGTGTATTACCAGAAGATTCGCGAGCTGGAGACGAAGATCGCGGATGAGTTTCCGCTGATGGTGAGCATGGAGACGGCGGACGGGGGCAAGGGCAGCACGAAGACGGAGGTGCCGCGCCGGTTAGCGGCCAAGATGCTGGTAGAGGGAATGGCCCGGCTGGCTTCGAAGGACGAGGTGAAAGCGCATCGCGAGGCGCTGGTTGAGGCCAAGCGATCGGCGGAGCGGGCGGCGGCGGCGGCGAGGGTCCAGTTGACGGTGCTATCCACGACGGAGCTTGACCGGCTGCGGAGCGAGGCGCGGAGCACCAAAGAGTAGGCGGCAGACGATGGCATTGTTCACGGACGGGGCGGTTGCGAGCATCGAAGATCTGAGGGGGCACGACACGCAGCTACTGAATGTGGCCACCGTCGAGGGTATCGACGTGACCCGGAAGCTGGCGCTGGCACAGGAGGAACTCGGCATAGAGGTGGCGGGGCTGCTGGACGGGGTGACGTCACCGGCGGTCTATGAGGTAGCCGGATTGCTGGGCGGGCTGACGGCGCCACCGGCGATCCGGCAAGTAGCGGTGACGCCACCGCTCAAGCTCTGGCATATATTCCGGACGCTGGAGATGTTTTACGCGGACGCATACAACAGTCAACTGAACGACCGGTATGCGGGGCGGCGGGACGAATACCACGAGATGGTCAAGTGGGCGTACGGCCAAGTGATCCAGAGCGGGCTGGGAATTGTGGCGAACCCGGTGGCACGGGCGGCCACGGCGGCGCCGCTGCCATCGGCGGGCAGCCTGACGAACGGCACGTATTACGTCGCCGTCGCGTGGACCAATGCTGCGGGCGAAGAGGGGGCGAGTTCGGTACCGGCAACGATCACGGTATCGGGGAGTTCCTTCTCGGTACAGACGACCACGCCGGCGAATGTCAAAGGATGGAACGTGTACTGCGGGACGAGCGCAACGACGATGACGGTACAGAATCCGGCGATTCTGGCGCCGGGGCAGACGTGGGTGCAACCGAACACATTGTCGACAACGGGACGGCTGGCCGGCAGCGGGCAAACGCCGACTTACCGGTTACCGGTGCCACGGACGATACAGAGGGGCTGATGACAAGCAAAATCGGAAGCGCGGCGACGGCAAAGGTACTGCAGCGGATCACGGGGCCGAGCGGAGTGAATGCGGGCGTGGGGGAGCTGACACAAGGGGAACCGGATTTTGCGTGTCTGGTGGACGCTTCACAGGTGCGCGCGCAAAACGTGGCGGCCGACATGG